TTGAGTCGTATTGACAGCAATCTGCGCTTGAGCCGCTTGCATAGCCAATTGTTGCTGTGCTTGTTGCATTTGTTGCGCTTGTGGATCAGGTTGACTCATCTGAGCCAATGCTTCCATCAATTCATAGCGGTTAGTAAACGAACTGTTGCCCACAATTCCCTTCAGAATCAATGGCATGACAGGTGTATTTGGTCCTAAAGTCTGCAATAGACCAATGAATTGCTGTTGTTCGTACTCACGGGCAATAATTCCAAGCGTAGCGGTAGGAATGAAATTCATGTCCACAGAAGGATAACGCTCTGGATCGAATTGCATATAGCGGAAAGCCGCCTTCTTAATGAACGGCATCAAGAAATCTTCTTGGAAGTTCACCAAAGTGCGCTTGTACTTCTTGATAATCGAGGCAATTGCCATCGACATACCGCCTTGACCACCATCACGGGCTACGGCAGAGACTAAACCTTGTGAGTCTAGCGTACCAGTAGCCTGTAATAGCATCGTTTGGAAGGCAGTAGCAGTTTGGATGTTGCCTTGGTCAGTTGTGCCAAACTTAAATGGCATCAAAATCTCAGAAGGTGCGCCATTGGTAAGGATTGCTTTGCCTGGTTTGACTTCAAACTTAGCACCCCGTGGTAGACGGGTAGCATCCATAGCAATCATGGGGCTAGTCGTCAGGGCTAGAGAATCTAAATGGCTACGGATTTGTGCATCCATCGCCTTTTGCATATTGTAGGCTTTCTCTACTGTGCCACGACCCATAACTCGGTTAGGAACTGTATCTGCTTGGTAGGAAAGAATCGGTCTATCCTTCATCATGTAAGGCGTTGGCTCTGCCTTTAACAACAATGAGTCGTTGGCAATCACCACAATAGCCTCTACCAAGTCGGTATAGGTATCTGCCTCGCTATTCTCAGGGAACAGGTCAACAATGTCTTTCTGCTCTTCAAGATTCTCAAGATATTCCCGTGGAACTAAACCATAGTAAGTCATCAGACGAACCTTGTTGTCCTTGTATTGGGTAGATTCTTGGGTAGGCTCTAAGTCAGCGTCATCAGGATCGGTATTGATGTCTACTTTGCGGTAAACACCTGCTTCAATGCCTTGGACAATCTTGTGCATGGAGACAAACTTCTCCACAGCAACGCCTAAACAGTCATCTATGCTTGTGCCGTTAGGGTCAAACAGGAAGTTCTTAGGATTTACAGGATTGATCCGCACAGAAATGCGGTCTTTTTCCATCACGCCAATGGCGGCTTGGTTCATTTGGCCTGGGATTGGCTGAGTCGATGGATAGTATTCTTTTTCAGTCTTGACAATGATCTCGCCTATGCCAGAACCATAGATTTCTGCCATCAAAACGATTTGGTCAATAGATTTGCGTACTTTGTCTTTGGAGAAATCCTCCATTAACTGCGCTCTTAGTTTGCCAACATCTAAAGGGTTGCCATCAAGGTCTTGAATATCGTCTTTGATGTCAAAGTATTCGCCTTGACCAAAGATTGCTTCAATAATCTCAGCGTGGCGGGTTTCAACTGCTTGTTGAGTCCCAGGCGTTATCAGTCGGCTACGCTCAGATTCACGACTAGCGTCCTCTGCCGCCCATTCACCACGGAATATGCGCTCGTACTCTAACCATTGGTCAAGATAGTTGCTATCTCGGTAGTCACGCCAGCGGTCACAATGGTCAACAACAAAGGAAACCAGTTCCTTATCGCCCTCCGTAGGTTCTACAAAGTCGTTTTGATCTAGTTGTTCATCCATTTAAAACCCCGCTATAACATCTAAAGGTTGCCAGTCTTCATCTTCATCTCCCTCAAAGTAGGAAGTGACCGCTAACTGGTCAAGATAACTGAGTGAGTCTGGCAAGTCATCGTGGACTCCTTGTGCAGGGAACATCAATAGTTGGTCAAGGAAAATATCCCAATCTTCGTCTTGATTCAAGATGATACGCCCATGCTCAAAACGCCCTTGGAGACTCCAAATAATTCGGTCAGCCTTTTTCCTGTTGCCATGCGTCAAGTCAACTATATGCGAATATACATTATTTTTACGCATTAGGTCACTTAAATATGGCAAAACTGCGTTTTTTAGTGCGCCTCGCTCAATTCCAACAGCCAAAGGACGATAGTCTCGCATAGCCATCAGTATCTTTGCCGCAGTCTCACGGATGTCCCAACGCCCATGAATAATTTCTTTTACCCACCATTTGCCATCCTCCGTTACCTTAACCACAGAGATAGCCGACTCGTCTAGTCGTTTCTTGGAGTTAGCCGCTTGTTTGGCAACTTCCTCAAATCCTGCTAAGTCAATGGCTATGTAGTAACTGCCAACTTGAGGTTCTTCTCCGTATTTGATCCATTCTTCCTTGAAGATGTCGCTACCCGCATTGGTGAAAGAAGCCATGTACTCTTGCTTAAAAGCAAAGGTAGACAGGGTTTTCTTGGCAGATTCAATCTCAGTAGGGTCAATCAGGGGGTTGTCTTTTGTGGTGAAGTGCCAAGACTTCCAGTCGGTGTCCTCTGCGCTCTCGCCCAATCTAAACAGATCGTAGAACCAGTTTCTGCCTTTGGGAGTTCCGATGAACATGGCTCTTCCTTTTTTATCGGAGAGGGAGGCTCGGATAACTTGTTCCCACGCTTCGGGCTTGATGTCTGCGACTTCATCGAGGACTGCATAGGTGAGTGAAACTCCACGTAGCGTGTCTGGTCTGTCTGCTCCACGGACGTAGATGGTTGCTCCGTTGATTGTCGTGATGTCTTGGTTGTTGATGTGCGCATTTTGGATAACTTCCCTTCCTAAATCCATTAGAACTTGCCAAATAATCTGTCTAGCCTGACCATTGGTAGGCGCAACATAAAGCACCGCAGAACCCGCAGGGCATTTCAGGGCTTCAATCAGTAGGGTGACTGCCGCCATACGTGACTTGCCACACCTGCGACCAGCCGCAATTACCTTGAACCTAGTCTTATCCTTGAAGACTTCTTCTTGCCAAGGCAGTAAGGAGAAGTTTAGATCGCTCATTCGATTGAATAATCAGGGGCTGAGAATGGGTCTTTGTAGAAAGGACTTTGTATTTGTTGGGCAGATTTGCTCCAATTTATAGCCTTATCTATGGTATCCAATCCAAGGTTATCAGGATCAACTCTATATTGACGCATAAAAAATTCTTTCCATGCAGTAGGATGAGTTGGGTCTTTTAGCATTTTCCCCTCTGGGGTTGCAGAAAAGAAATGCGGCCTGTTATCGTGAGGATTGATTGCTTCTTGCATACCAGACTTGTATGCGCCCCTGTAATCGTAATCAGAGTTCTTAAGAATCATGTCAAGAACTCGATTGCTATCCATTTTGTCAGGAGACAGATTGTTTTCTTTAGCAATATCGCTTTTGATAGAGTTAAACAACTGAGTGCTTTGCAACCAATTTCGGAACTTTGGTTCTTCGCTAGGCGGCAAAGTCGTAGGACTCCACGGGGTTTGAGCAAATTGTTGATATTGGTTAATCCAGTCAGCCATTTTTATCCTCCACATCTTCTGCGTCAATTGTAGGTGCGTGGCTGATTTCGCCAATACCTGTGATATTGATGGTAACAGCCGACCTTTGTTTGCCTTCTTTCTCAAACATAGAGACAGGCAACATTCTGTCCATGCACAACTTAATGGCGGCTAGTTGGGCAGGGTGTTCGTCATTCATGGCTATCTCTACCGCTTTGTGGACAACTCTAGAACCTGCGCTGTTTATCAGGAGATTCTTTAATTCTTTTAGTTGAGCAGTCTCAGTCTTGGGTAGAGTGATGAGTTCAGGCTTATCAGCATAACTGGTAAGGGAGAACTTTTTATTCGTAGAACCTTTTGGGCGACCACGGGTTTTTGTTTCTGTCATGTACTTTTGTCCACAATAGGGAAGTTCCTTCACGCATTATGGCTCAAATCTTTTTGTTGAACAATAGGGTAATCCCTGATATAGTAAAGACAACGGGGGCATGACCCACCCCTCTATGCGGTTGAGCCGACCAAGTAGGATAAACGTAGTGAACTGGGCGAGTTTCTAGTAACCCTCTGCTAATGTTGTGATAACACCGCAGACAAGGCGAACGGGGCAACGTTGCTTGGGCTTCCATTGTCTGACAAACATGGAGGTAACTTAGATAAACGAGAGGCTCTCTCTTCTTGAGATATACCTGTATATACGGGTTACAGGCTATCGTCTCAACACATCCAGTCTACTTACCTACTCTGCTAGCAATTATCAGGTTTTATCTTAAAAAGGCTAAATTGGCTTTTCTTGTGGGGAGGAGGCTCCCACAAATATTCCACACAGCGCCTACCCCCTCCCCCCCATACATAAGTAAGCACTAACTAACTACCAGGTTAGCGAACACTAACTTAGCCAGGTTAGTGAGGACTTACTAAGTAATAAATTACTGACCAGTCAGTCAGTAAGGGCTTGATGCACCATAAAGGGGACACTCTATAATCGTATACACATATTGCATACAGTTTTTGTATACACTTTTAGTAGTAGATTTCTCACATGGTGATAATATAGGTAAGGGTTAACCCGTGTAAGGGTTATTCCTATGCCTTATAAATCAATGACTTACAGCAACTGGCACGATTCTATTATGCTTATATAGTGAGAGCATCAAAAATTCTCACCTCATCATTCAATAGGAGTTCACACGCATGAGACTGTATGAAATAGTAAAGCAAGGCGCAGAGATTCGCCGTGGGCTTGTCCTGATGGCCTTAGAAGGCGCAGAGCAGGCAGTCCAAGGGGTAGCCCAAGGGTTAGAGGCTTCGGGCTTCCCTAGCACCAAATGCTCAGAGCATGGAGACAAGGCGGGAGACATGGTAGAGTTCTTCTCGGTTCGCCGTTCAGACCTCGCAGAGTTCAAAGCCATCTACCGCACAATCAAGCAATAATTTTCATTCAATCAATAGGAGTAAATACACAATGACAACATTCAATCCTCTAATTTCCTACCATTCAAAATCAGAACTACGGGGCTGGTCTGAAGTCATGCGAGAGCGGGCAGACTGGGTGGGCTGGAATACCGCAGACAAAAGCATGATTGACCACCTATTGCAAACGGGCGAATATGTGGCCACTATCGGCTGGTCAATGTATCAAATAGTGAAAGATGGTAAATAATGAAAACCCATATTTATAACGGCCTTTGTTGTCTCGCCTTTTGTAGCGCATGGGTGTTATGTTTATTGGCATACTTCGACTGCCTGACCTACTGACAATGCAACCTCTAGCCCATGCGTAGAGCGTGGGTTACTGGGTGCAATAGTGCATCATTTCAACTTCAAAGGTGTCAATAATGAAATTCTCTATTCAACGTAAACATATTCGCGCAATGCTTCACTTGGCCGCAAAAAAGGACATTCGCTACTATCTTCAAGGTGTCAATGTAGTGCGAGACAATCGGGGCACTTATCTAGAGGCAACAGACGGGCACATCTTGGGGCGTTTGTCGATTGACGGCATCAAGGCCGATGCAAAAATCAATGTTGTTTTACCTACTGAGCAACTGATAAAACTCAAAGGGACTAAAAAAACAAGTGACGAATGGTTGCATTTCAGCGTTGACGGGTTAGCAGTAGAGTGTATTTGCGGAGAATCTACTATGCGTTT